GGAGCTGATTATGTTTACATTTATGATGTTGAAGCTTTAGATTGGAAACACGTTAAAATGTATGGTGTTACTCAAACCGCTAATGCTTTGATGAAAGAATTATCTGAATTAGATGGTGGTATTTTTGGTCCATCACTTGATGAAGGTGAAAAAATTGAAGAAGGTGAATTGGATAAAGTATTATCCCAAGTATCATTCAAACTCCAGGATCAACCTAAACACATGGTTAAAGCATACATGGATTCATTAGCCAACGATATTCGTTTGAATGGTGCTGAATCATACGCTGATTATTCAGTAGAAGATTTTGAAGAGGATTACGATAACTACATTGCTGATAAAATGGCTATGGAGGAATCACTTAAAAATAAATGGCAATTTAGAGCCGGTATTAAAAAATAACTTAGAATAACTCTAAATGACGAGGGGATTTGGCTATGCTAGATCCCCTTCGTATATTTACAGCATGAAAGACGAAAATAAAATAGATGGTTTAAACGTTCGTCACGTAGCTCAAATCGTACGACGTAAAATGATTACTCGCTCTAAAGCAAGTAAAAAAATCTATTCTCGCAAAAATTTGAAAAAAGATTTGGAATCCTGAGGGATCGTTCGTATATTTACAGCATAGAAATAAAGGTTATGAGAATGAAATTTGAATATAAAAATCAAGATTTATTTATTGCGTTAGCAAGTATTTTGAATACTAAAGGTGCTGACATTGAGATGGAAAGTAATTGGGATAGTACCAATAAAACAATTGAGTACACTAATGTTCCTGTAATTCGTGGATATATGGGTCCCGAAGGTGAAGGATTTTATTTTAGAGCTCGCCGTAATTACTTTGGTATGAGTGCTGATGCTCTTATGAATAGCTTCCCAATCAATATTGATGGTTACAAATTTGAAGCAGTAAGCTTCAGTGATTTTGAGAGTGATGATGATCGTACTTGGTCTGAAAGTATCAGTTTTATTGTTACTAAAGATGGTAAAAACGTCATATAAAAGATTTGGCTTCCTGAAAAATTGTTCGTATATTTACAAATAAGAAATAAAAGTTATGAAAGTAGAAAAATCAGTATTGACTCCAAAATGGCTCGAAATTAAATCAATGTTCGAAGCCAACACCAATGGTTCTAAAGAATATGGTGAAAATTTTCCTATTGATGGTGAATTTGATTTGTTGACTCAACACTTTATTGGTATGTTGGGTGCTATTACCTTGAAACAAGGTTTTGATACCGTTGTTGAAGGTGTTAAAATGGATTTGTGGAAAGAGCGAATCTGGAGTGTTGTTGAGAATGCTGGTTTGCTTCCAAATATTGCTTGGAAAGATGAACTCGAGGATGAGGAAGTAAAAGATACTTGGAGTGAAGTAGACGAAGAAGAGTATGTAATGGATTTGGACAAACTTGAACAAGAAATTTATGGATGCTAATTTTAAAGAACTAATTTACCTAGAACTAAATGGTATCCTCCAGCAACTAGAGGATGGTGATTTTAATGGTGCTACCATGTACCTTGAAGATTTGATTAACCGAATTAAATACGATCAACTATGAAATATATTGAAGTAACCGGTTGGGGTAATGGAAAAAAACATTTGGTTCCCCTTAATCGAATTGTAGATTTTAATTTTGAAGACAAATTTACATCACTCACTCTAGTAAGTGGATCCCACCTTAACATTATAGAAACTCAACCTCAAATTGAGGAAATGCTTAATTATCATGGTGCTAAAATTGTAAGTATTGATATAATTAATCAAGAAAAAGAAGAATACTCAGCAGCATATGAGCGAATGGCTGATTTGTATGCTGACGATGATTTACCATTCTAATGAGCTTAGTTTTAGATTTACACGGAGTTAAACATGCTGATGTAGAATATACATTAGACCAATTTTTCCATTGGGAAAATGACACACGCTTCAAATCAGTAGAAGTGATAGTAGGTAACTCTTTAGAGATGAAAAGGTTGACAGCAGCTTGGCTGGACAAAAATGATTACGTATATTTCTCGCCACATCACAATTTAGGTACAATTATTGTTTGGCATGACTGAAAAAAGAGGACAAACGGAAAAAATGCGATTTGACTTCAACGAAGCTCGTTGTTGTGAAATTTTTATGGAAGGATTGAATCGTTATGCTCGAGTTACTGCTCGTGAATTTCGTTCATTCGGTGGTAAACGACGTATTCTAAACGTTGATAACCGCGAAAATGTATTCTACGAGGATTATGATGGTCCTGTATATTGGTTTGGCAGTAACAAAAAAGTTGCTAAAAATGATATCAAACCACAAATTATGTTCCTTCATGGAAAAGATCCGCGAGGATTTGGTAAAGCTCGCTCACATGAACAACATCTTCTAGATTAATTACGTATTTATTATAGTCATGGTTTACAAAATTAAAACATCGGAAACTTGGGAAGTTCATTATGACGAAAAAACATGGTTCGTCACAATTGAAAATGAACTTGAAACAGGAGAAACATATTACTCATTAATAGATGATGAAAAAGTTGAAGTTGAAGATGGTGATTTATTCAACGAAATTGTAGATTATTTAGAACAACAAACAGGTACATCATTAGATGATTGGGATGACGATTATGATGATGATGTAGATGCTTGGGATGAAAGTTATATTTAAAATAAATTATTAATGAAATTATCAGAAAAGGTTCCTCATAAGGTTCTTAGCATTATTGGAGGTATGCACTCATGTGGATTAGCATACATGGAAAACGGTGAAGTAAAATACATTCTAGAAGAAGAACGTCTAAGCAGACAAAAACCATATCTAGATCTACACAACAATTGGTTTAGATACCCCCTTTTATCAGTATCAACTCTAGTAGACAGATATAAAGTAGATTTGAAATCAATTGACTATTTTACTAGTTTTTTGGATTACGAATCAGTGTATGCTATGGTTAAAGGAGTAAGTGGCGTTGAGATACCTAGAGAAAAATTCATTAAAACAGAACACCACGATACTCACTGTGCTTTGGCATATTATGCTTCTGGATTTGATGAGGATACATTAGTAGTAGCTATTGATGGCACAGGTGAATTACACTCAGCTAAGTATTATTTAGGTACTAATGGTGAAATGAAATACATTGATGGTATTGGTATTGATAGAAAGTCAATTGGAATGTATTATAGTGCCTTAACTGAGTTATTAGGATTTAAACGCCTCAAAGACGAAGGTAAAGTAGTAGGACTTTCCGGACACGGAGATTATTGGCACGAATACTATAAAGTATTTAAGGAAGTTTTAACATTAGAAGATGGATTATATACTCAAAAATCTAAGTTCCATGAGGAAACTGATTTAGCTGGTGGTGGGGTATATGAAGAACTTTATAGTAAGTTTTTCCACATGATGGGAAGTAAAATCGATTGGAAACGAGATGAACATCGTAAAAAAATAGCCTTCTCAGGACAATTAGCTTTTGAAGATACAGTGGTTGAAATTATGAATACCCTTCATAATAAATTCCCTCATGTTAGAAAAGTAGCACTTTCCGGAGGTATTTTTGCTAACGTAAAACTCAATAAGCGAATTAATGACTTAGATTGGGTTAACGAAGTATTTGTTACTCCTCCTATGGGTGATGAAGGGTTACCACTTGGATCTCTTATGCTAGTTGCTAAACGTTTTGATCCTAATTTTAAACCTATTCGTTTAGATAATGTTTATTTTGGTATTGAATATAGTGTTGAAGAAGTAGATACTGCTGCTAAATCTGTAATGGGAGAATATATTAAAATTCCATATAATGTAGATTATGTAGGTGAATTACTTAAAGCTAAAAAAATACTAGGTCTATTCAATGGTGGATTTGAACATGGTCCTAGAGCCCTAGGAAACAGAACCATTACCTGTGACCCAACATTCCCAGAGACTTACGATATTATTAATAATAAACTACAACGTAACGATTTCATGCCATTTGCCCCCGCAGTATTGGAAGAAGATGCTAATCGTTTATTTAAAGTAGACAAATCAGCATACACAGCAGAATTTATGACTATGTTGTATGACACTAGAGATGAATTCAAAGATATGTTACCTACAGTAACTCATCCTGTAGATAAAACAGCTCGTATTCAGATTGTAACTGAAAAATCAAACCCATTCTTCTACGAAATTTTGAAAAAATATAAAGAATTAACTGGTATTGGTTGTTTGGTTAATACCTCGTTCAATGTTCACAATGAACCTATTGTGAATCGTCCTGAGGAAGCATTTAAACATCTAAAAGATGGTATTGTAGATTTTCTAATAACTCCATATGGTATTTACTCCAAATGACAACAGAAGAACGTATAGAGGAAATGTTACACCACGCTCACGAACGTGGATATTATGATCAAGTAATGGAAAGAGTTACAAAATTAACTCAAAGCAATCCAAAAATGAATTTATATGATAAATATGAATTAGCATATTCGTCAAGTAAAAAAGAATTTTATGAAAATAGACATACAGGAGAACAGCCACGCTAACGTTACATTTAATACATTAGCCAAAGTAGCAGTACGCGGTGACCATAGCTATAATGTTAGATGGTATTGCGATAATGAACTTGTAGGTGATATGAATCTTGGTGGAGGTAATTGGGGTGGCTTTGAAAACAAAATTGGTAATTGGAGAGTCGAATTCTGGCAAGATGATCAACTCATTAATTCATTCGATAATAACCTCCAGGATAAAAACGTATTAATAGTTACGTCATTCGGATTAAGCCCAAAAGGAAAGGTTCCTAATATGATAGGTTTATCTGATTTTATTTCCGAACATGAAAAAAGATACGGGTGTAAAATATATGTTTATTTTTCGGGAAGTGAAAAATTTGATTTACCATTCCACACCCTCAAAATGAATGATGATGTTGATTTTAATTTAATGGTTGAAATGAAATTTTAATGGAAATAGCTAATATAAATCCTATGATTACTCCTTCAAAAAAGGATTCACTTATTCAAGAATATCACGGAGCTTTACCCCCTGATTTCTGTCAATTTATAATTGATAAATTTGAACAATCCCAAGATTCATTGATGGATGGATTAACAGGTGGTGGTGTTAGAAAACACGTTAAAGCATCAACTGATTTAATGATCCATATGGAAAAAGGGAATGATGAAGATTGGAATTACATATACAATTATTTAATGGAAAATCTACTCCAAAACACAGCTAAATATTTGGAGACAAACCCATTTATTGTAGCTGGAGATGGATTCTCAAGTAACGCTTCAAAAATTAGAACAGCCCAATCATGCTTTAGCATTTCAAACAATGGTTCCCCACATATTCAGATGCAACGTTATATTGGAGGTGAAGGTTATTTTGCTTGGCATCATGAAAACGAAGGTGGAACAACAGCTAAACGTGAACTATTCTTCATTTATTATTTGAATACATTACGTACTGGAGCAACTGAGTTTAAATATAACCAACAATTAGTTTATCCTGAAGTAGGTAAATTGATTATGGCTCCGGCACATTGGACTCACAAACATCGAGGAAACGCTCCTGGAGATGGTAATACAAAATATATTCTAACAGGTTGGATTGAAAGTAAAGACAACAAAATTAGTGAGGAATTCGAAGAAGACTTTTTATTATGAACATCAAAGATCTCCTAATAGGAGCAAGCCTATATTTTGTAGGACAAATGATTACTTACTGGCAACTTAATGGACAATTTATTTGGGAATGGGCTAAGAAAAACCCATTCCTCGTTGCTTGTTTAGGTATTCCTATTTCATACATTTTTATAGCCGCAACTAAATATAGTGTAAGCGGATTTAATGGTGAAATGTGGCCTCAACGATTTGTAGGGTTTGCTACGGGGATGATAGTATATGCTTGGGGAACAAGTTATTATTTTAACCAACCAATTGACACAAAAACAGCAGTAAGTTTGACTTTAAGTTTATTATTAATTATAATTCAAGTAGCATGGAAGGCATGAGATTTTTATATTGGGATGAATATGATAGTGAAGAACTAAATAAAAAACCAACAAACACATTTAGCGATAGTTTAGAAGATGATGAATAAAAAAGTAGACGCAACACAAATAAAAGAATGGGTAATATTAGATAGAGATACAAATGAACCCCATTATTTTGAAACGTGGGATGAAGCATTACATAGCCCAATTAAAGGACACGTAATGTCTAAATTTTATTATCTCACTACTTATCAAACAAAAAATTAAAGCTTGCTCGGACACACCACAAATTTTCATCCGTATATACAAAATGGTTATACAAGAACTACATAAACACAATGACACGTGGTATAAAATACTACGAAAAATGAGTGCCCACAATTTTACCGACTCAACAAATAGAGTTAATATGGATATCCTTAAGGGATACCGCGATTATATAGGCGGTGACCATGTTTTAAGCTTCCAAAATGAGTTTTGGATTTGTGAAACAATTCAGGATGCCGAAATATTAGAGGAATATGGAGGATGATATGACATTATTGAATACCCACCCTATTAAAAAATCAGATTTGGGTTTTCATGGAAACCTTTTTGGTGGTAAATTATTAGCTTGGTTAGATGCTTCAGCGGCAGGATACGCAATGGAAGTTTGCGACACGCCGAGAATGGTAACTATCAAAATAGATGAGTGTTTATTCAAAAAACCAGCTAAGGAAGGTCAACTTCTGAAAATATATGGTAAAGTTCAAGGTATTGGCTCAACTTCAATCACGTTATATATGGAGGCTAGGGCACACAATGTGTATTCGGGCCAACAAAAAGTAATCTTATCAACTAATATTACGTTTGTTAGAATTGATGAAGCGGGTGAGGCAATCCCAATTTCAGAACGAGTAAAAGTAAAGTATGGTAGTAATAAATCATAAAACGTTTTTAGATAATAGAGGGTCTTATACCGCGTTTCCTACTATAGGCAAGGTACCCCATGAGGATGGTACTTCAAGCAGTTTTATACATTGGGATCAATGTTCAATCAGTATAAATGAGGGGCGGTATACGTTTAGAGGTATGCATTATCAGGATCCACACCCACAAGAAAAATACGTTAAGGTAGTACAAGGGTCTATTATTGATTTTGGGTATAATCTAATAACAGGTGAGGTACGCTATGAAAACGTAAATAAAGGTAATGCTGTGTATTTACATAACAGGTACGCTCATGGATTTTTGACTTTAGAACCCAATACAATTGTAGCTTATATGGTACGAGGGAAATACTCTCCAGATGATGAACATAGTATTGTATGGCATACAATCCCCGAAATAAAGAAAGTTGTTGAATTATATACCTCTAATCCAATTATATCCGAAAAAGACAAAATAGGCAAATGATTTTTACATATTTATAGTAAAAACACATGGCTAATCCTGTTAAATATAGTACTACATTACCCTCTAATGCTTTACAAAAGGGGAACGTTGCTATAGGTGTAAATGATATAAGTTATGGACCTACAGCCACTACTGGGTGGTTTTCTAGTACAGACCCAGTTTCGTATTATCAAATTATAGAAACAACGGTTGCTAATGTTGCTCCATTAACTTATTTACCTAATAATTCTAGTGAATTAATTAATTTCGTACGTGCTCGTGGTGGTATTGTTAGTAATGAGGCCCAAGCTTTAAATTGGATATCTAGCCAACCTAACTTATATGTTTCTAAGGTTCCTTATGGTAATATAGTTACGGATGGATTATTAATTAATTTTGATGCTGGGGTTGCTAGTAGTTATCCAACCTCTGGGGATAATATTTATGATTTAAGTGGTAAAAGCAGTAATGGGTATTTAATCAATGGTCCCGGGTTCAATAGTAATTCCATTGTATTTGATGGTGTTGATGATGCTATTGAGGTGTATAATTACCCTTGGACAGCTAAAGATACAACCATTTGTGCCTTCATGAACCCAGCTATTGATTGCCCTACAGGGGATAATAATATTGCTACTATTGAAAATACTTGGGAATATAAATATAATAATTTAGGAAATGGAACAGCTTATATGCAGTTTGCTTCTATGCCTTGGGCTTGGTATGGTAATACCTCAGTTAGAATTACTTTAGGACAATGGCAAATGCTTACTTTTAGGCATGATTCTATTTCAAC